GTGATATTGTAACTAATCAAAATTTAGTGTCATTTATTACACTATTTCCTGAATTTAGTTACGAAGACATGTCTAGTGGCTCAACGCCACTAGCGGTTAACTATCCAGTAAGTTTTAAACTAGGGAACCCATTAGTTGATAGAAATTTAAATGGGGAAGGATTTGCCTTATACGATTTCAAGGATGAAATATTACCGTCAGTGCCTAAAAATTTATATATGAGAGGAACGTTCAATAACGCAAAAACAGGTATATCAACAGGTTTAATGTCTAGTAATAACTCATCATTAAAAATTGACGAATTAATAAGTAGCACCGAATGTTCAACTACAACTACTGTAATAACAACTGGTGGTATTCTTAAAAATAACTTATTTACTAAATATATATTAACTAGAAATGCTAGTGGATATTATTATAAAATAGACGATACTTTTTCTGATAACGTAGACTACAAAAGTAAAAATACTACAATATCTAGCCCTACTAATACTAATGATTATATAATTAATTTATACCAAATAAATGCTGTTTAATGGAGATAATTAAAAGAAAAATATCACTTGATGAGTACACTAGTAGAAAAAAGGATAATTGGGGACAGATTACTGCCACAACTTTTAGTTTAAATGTGTTTTTTACACAAAACGGATACGACATGGGTATTGGTACGGAAACATCATTTATAGCCAAGGATAACTCAACTATAGACCCAGCTACTTTTTATGAAAAAGCACCTAACGGTAAGTTATTAACTAAATTAGCTAGTAGTGATTTTAAGTTTAAGGACGGAACAAGAACTAGTGTTCCTATAAATAGTAAAGTACCAAATACTAGAAACCCAAATAAAATAACTGATGATTACTATATTAGCGGTGGTCCAGTAACAGGACTAACAGAAGACAGATTAGATGTGGTAACTTCTTACTCCAACACTGACCCATATCAAATAGATATTGACATAGATAAAAATATTGACGCTATTGATTATCAAAACACATCATTTGTTTCTGGTACAAGAGTTAAATCTAACGATGATTTAAACCCTATAACATACTTAATAGACGGTGATAACACAGAACCTTCAGATTTAAGTAAACCAGAGGTTACAAGAGGGGTGTATTACGTAACAAAAACAGATGAAGTAAGAACGGTATTAAGTCAAGAATACGGACTATCTAATATACCATTTACCGAAATGTATTATAATTCAGAAGGATTTAATCAAACAAATGTAGAATTAAATGCGACAACTAAAGAAGAATATTTATTTGGGATAACGTCAACACCAACAGTATTTAGTGATTTATTTATTGACAGAGGTAGAACCACCGTTTTACAGAGTCATATGCAATTAGGTGAGATAAAAAATATGGAAGATTTAATAAATTATGGAAATGGGTTTTATAATTTATAAAGACAGGATATTTATAATAAAGAATAAAATATATTAATATGAGTTCAGGAGTTTACGGTACAATAAGACCAGCAGACATGTCCCCAGAGGACGTTGAAATAACGGTGTTTTATTCAGCAAGTAGAGAATCAAACAATCCAAGTGTATTTAAATTAGATTCAGCTAATTTAACACCAATTAACAATCCAAACAACTCAGTTGGTTTTGAGATTTTTGGTGGTCTATACACTCTAAAATTACCAGTTAGTGATTTTGGTACTAAAGGAATATATACTATAACATTTAAACCTAGAGAAATTAGAACAAAAATAGTTGATTGCGGTGTTTTATCAGCATTTCCAGACATTAAGGGCATTTTATTCGATACTTCTGACCCAGCACTAAGTGAAGTGCTTGAGTCTTTTGAAAACAATAACTTAGTTGGTTATAGAGTAGAATACATTAATACTGACGTTACAGTACCAGATAAAAAAATAAAGAACTTCTTTAGAATAGTAACTTCTAATAACAGAGCTGAACCAGTTAATCAGAATTTAACAAATGTTAATCAAAAAGCAATTAGATATAGATTTAATGATAACTCAACACTTTCATTTTGTACGTTATCTCCATCGGCACCAACTAATGTTAACCCAAATGTTTTACCATATATTGGGTCACCTAATCAAGAAGTAATAATAACTAACACTTTCTTCTCACCATTTATTTTGGAGGTTGAAATTGTTGATTATGATATTGAAAGTTTAGCTATTGGTATGTTTGGTAATCAAAGTAAAAGTCTTGAAGATGGTATTTATACCGTTTACAACTTTAGTGATGAAATATATAAACAATACAATCTATACGAAATTAAAGATAGGTTTACTGGTAAACCATTATTTGAAATTAAAGAGAATAGACTTAATAACATTGATTTCGGTAAAGAATTCGGTGATGTATCAAACACATAAAATAAATGAGCGAAAACGATAGAATAAGGGTAGTCGGTTATGCACAAAGAGTATTTTATGGTGACGGTATAGAATATAGAAACTTTACTGACGGAATAGTTGGAAATCAATTTACAGTGAACCCAGATGGGGAAACCTCTCTATTTACTTTTGGTAATTTTGTTACAACAACTAACTATGAAGGTAGGGCTAGTAGAATATATAGTACTAATAAATTTAGTAAATATTATTCGTTAGATACATACAAACTACTCCCAAGTGAAAATAAAACATTAATTAAAAACAACCTTAATGTAACCCTTAATCCAGATAATACTAATTTATCTAATCTTGTATACTTTGGTTCTGCAACAGAATTTGTAAGAGTAAGTCTTGAAAAAATTATTACAGAATGGCCAGCATCATTATATTTGAGACCATTAAGAAGTGACGGAATCAATACCATTGTTGGTAATACTGTAACCGATTACAGTTATGACCCAGTTTTAAATAAATCAAGATTTAAAGTAGATACAAATTTCATAGATAATAAATTTGATATAAACTTTTTAAAGAACGGTACAATCATTGACACATTTAATGAAAAAAATGATACCAGAAACCTTACAGTTAACTTTAATAAATACGCTATATTAATTAATGAAAATGAATATAATATTATTAGCTTTAGCGGTGCAAACACTACAGCTAATGATTTTATAACTATTGAAACTAAGGGTGACCCATTTGGGTTTAATGGTTCGGTAGATTCTAACTCTACTTATCATATAAAACCTAATTTTGTAAACTCAGAGAGATTCTTTAATAGCTTAAGTGGTTTTGAAACAAATTTATTAAACAGACTAACAGTACCAATATACACATCTAAATTTGAATTTAAAAGACAAGAAGATGACGGAACTATAACTATCGGTGAAGAAATATTATCTTGGCCTGTATCCGATGGATACAACATAGATTACAGTACTACAGATTATATTAACTTTGTAAATAAATTATTAAAGATTACTAGTGACAAAGACGGTGTTGAAACAAACTTAATGGCTAGGTTTTTGACTGCACAAGCAATATCTGACTTTGACACACTACCAGGATATAATAGTAATGAAGAAGAGACAGCTGGTCAAAAAATGAACAGAACTCTTAAGATTTACGGTAGAGAGTTTGATGAAATTAAAAAATATATCGATTCAATATCTTTTGCTAATGTAGTATCTTACGATAAAAAGAAAAACACATCAGACCAGCTAGTTAAGTACTTAGCTAGAGTACTAGGCTGGGAATTAACTAGTTCTATTGTAGAAAATGACATAATAAGTTCATACCTAAAAGTTGGGGCAAGAAGCTATGCTGGATATAGTAGAGGATTAACACCAGCAGAAGCTGAAATTGAATTATGGAGAAGACTTATACTTAATTCATCATGGATTTGGAAATCTAAGGGTACAAGAAAGGCTATAGAGTTCTTCTTTAAACTAATAGGTACACCAGATGGTCTTATAGACTTTGATGAATACGTTTACGTAGCTAAAGAACCTATTGACATGGATTTATTCTATGCAACTCTAGAGAATAATGGCTTAGATAACAATTTATCGTTATACAACGTTGATAGTGAGGGATATCCTAGATTTTTTAGAGATACCACAGACATGTACTTTCAAAAAGGTGGACAATGGTATAGAGAAACTGCTGGACCAAACGCTAGTCAATATATATTAGCTGGAAATAACCCACATGTTGGTCCGTATGATGGCGGTAAGGAATACATTAACCAATTGGAGAATATTATACCTTCATTTACACCATTTACACTTACATCAACAACAGTAACTACAGGGACTACAAAATTATTTACAAATTATAACTTTGGGTTAATAAATCAATACACTGGTGATACTTATGTTTCATTACAAAATGATGATGGTATTGATTTTAGCGATGTATCTACATACAGTCCAACCACACTTAATTTATTCACAAGCATAATAAAGGACCCATTTCCTCAAATAGAGTTAACAGATTGTGGTTGTGATATTCCAGAAGATGATGAATCTTTATTAATTGATGTTAATATGGCTAGAGATACTAACGGTAATTTAATAGCTGGTGCCATAATTGATTCACAGACCAAACAGTGTAATTCAGAAAGGTTTGTATACGCTGTAGGTACAACTGACCCAGACCCCGATAACACGATAGACGCATGTGTAGGTAGTATTCA